GGCATCACGGAACGATTCACCAATATAACCCCAGTCGTTGACTTGCCGATCATCTGAATAGATGTCTCGACTGTTGTAGTCAAACCCAGTTTGTGCGTTCTGGCTTGCGCCAGCACTGCCATTGGTGTTGTTAGGAGAAAGATACTTTTGTGATGGGTCTTTGTAGTAGTAACTGAAGTAGTTGTACCAAAGGTTGCGTACTACATCACCGCCGTCATCGTGGAAAGTTAGACCAACAGGCTGATAGTCAATCTTGGTTTGAATCACTCGTTTACGATTGTACTGATTTAGTGTTTCAGTTTGAATATTAAACTTGGGCAAATCCACAGTTTTGACCACGTAGCTGAGACTAGATACATCACCTGCTGTGACAAATTTATTCAGTGAAGGAATCTGTGTGTTGAGTGTAAAGCTAACATGAAAAAGAAACTTAAAGCGAGGTTTAAGTTCGTATTGATTGGCCGTAAAGGTTTTACTTGCGTGAGTATAATCACGCAAGTAATTTACATTAGTAAAACCTTTAAGGAAGTCTTGACCGAAGTTTGACATCAGCTAGCCCTAGTTAGCCAGCACCTGTCACTACGTCGCCAACTGTGCGACCAATTTCTGTACCAACGCCAGAACCGTTAGGAGTCTGGTTTGCATTGTCATAAGCAATGGTCATTTCTACAGTAACAGCTTCGTTTGTACCGTAGTTCAAATCGCCGTAGTTGGCACCTTTAAGGTAGCAACCGTACAGTGCCCATGTTTCTAGAACCACTGGCTCGCTTGCGCCGTTGCCACCATCTAAAATTTCAATACGTGTTGTGAACTTGTAGTCAATGCCGGAAGCAGCACTGGCCATTTCTAAAAAGTCCATTTGCTTTTGCAACTGTTCGCCAATTAATCGAGCAACTTCGCCTGACGCATCGTCGCGCACTGAGCAAGTAATATCTGCCCAGCTGTGACGACCCGCCAACTTCAGTGTTGAGTTGTAGACTGGCAAGCTGATTTCTTCAAAGCTCAAGTTAGGACGTGTGACGCTAACAACTTGTTTAGTAAGTTCAGTAGTGGGCTTAGACACTCCAAGGTTTTCAAAGAAAACCCTGAATCGGTATTTTAGTTTGGGCATTAACAAGCCCTGGATGCCGCCTTCTGCTGCGCTTCCAACTGGGACTGTCATACGCTGTAATGATGAAACTGCCATTTTGTATATCTCCTATATGTTTATTTACCTAAACTAGAGGGGGACAAAATCCCCCTCTGTTTCAGTTAGGCTGCAGTACCTGAAATCTCACCAGTGTTCTTTATACGCAATGGAATGTAGATGAATTCCACTGCCTTAACTGGCTCAATAGCAACGTCTACCCACAACTCGTTACGATCAATGCGTGCTGGTGTGTTGTTGCTGGTGTCACAAACGACCAAGTAGTCGTAGATGGCTCGCTTGGCTACCAGGTCAATCATCAAACTGTTAACCACGTTAGTGATCTCGTTGCGAGTGATTTCATCATTAGGTTCAAACAAGAACAGTTTACCAACTTCTTCAAGTCTGCCACGCAGGAATGCAACCAAACGTGCTACGTTGATACGATCTAGCGCAGTAGTTGTGGCTGTTGTGGTTTTGTTACCAAAGTTTACAATACCAATTCCTGGGATAAACGTAATTGGGTTAACATTGCGCTCGTACAGGATGTCACGTACTGACTGACTTACGCCAATCTGCTGGAACTCACCTGTGGCTGCATTAATGTAACCAATTGAAGTAGCGTTGTCAACTACACCACGGCGTGTGCCGGCTGGCGCTAGCCATGGGTAGCTTACAGCATCGCTGCGCAGAATTGTACGTACCATCATGTGGCTTGGTGGTTGCACCACAGTGTTACCACCTAGGTCAGTTGTTGTACAACTTGGGTAGAATGCAGCAGCATAGTTACTGGTTGCATTGTTTCCGTCTTCAGCTGTCAGACCCAAACCATTGTTGTTAGTAGCCCACTCAACCAAGCTGTTGCCATCGCTGGACAAACGCATTGGAGTATCTGCTACTACGAACAATGTGTTGTTGCGCTCGTTGCTGAGTGCAATCATGTTAGTGGTCAGTTCAGGGTAACCAGGTGCAGCAATAATATTAAAACCATTTTGCTCTTCACGTGCAGCAATGCTGGTGTCAATAGCTGACTTCATAGCTCGCACAATCAGCTGACGCTGTGCAAGACGTCCGCTCCACATCGCACCGTCGCTACGGTTACCGCTGGCAGTTAGCCATGTGCTCTTCTGTGTTGGCAATGTGTCATCAGGGTAGTCAGTTGCGTTAAAGTAGTTTGACTGGAAGCTCTTAACATTGTAACCGCTGCGGCGTGTGTTGAACAACAACATACCTTGTGGATACAAGTCAGGATTTGGTGCATCAATGTCCAAGTAATCACTAACCAACAGGCTTGCAATAGTTGGGAAATTGCCGGCTACAGGATCTGTAGTGCCGTTTCCTGCCCAACGTGCATCAGCAAACAAGATACCGCTTTGTGTAACTTGGTCTGTAGTGTCAACTTCTACCCATTGCGCAACACTGCTTACACTTGCCCAACGATACAGTTTGGGATAGTTTTCTAAGTCACTGGTGTCAATCCACAAATCGCCTAGCGCAAGTGGTGATTCAGCTGTGTCGTTTTGTGTTGTTGGTGCTGCTGCAGCAACAATAGGACCGCTGGCATTGGTCAATGTCAGATCAAAACCACGAACATCATTAGTGACGTTCTGGTAACCTTGCCATGTTCCGTTGTCTTGGATCATGATGTCGGCATCGCTTACTGAACTGTAGTACCACAAGCGTCCAGTTGCAGGATCTTGATCAGGCTCAACTGCGCTTGCTGTGTAACTAAACAATGGTTTAGTTACCCAGTTGCTAAGAACCAACGCACCGTCAACTAGTGATGACTCACGAATTTTGTCGTTAGCTGTGGTAAAACCAGCAACACTAAGTGGAGTTCCAGTTATGTTGGCTAGGCCAATACTGCCGCCAAAACTGTCAACTAGCACTATGTTGCCTGCAGAGTTAAGTCTAGCAGAAACACCTATAATATTTGCTGAACTAACAGCGTTGATAAAGTCAGCTGCTGTGCCTGTTCCTCCAATGGTTGCAATAACAGTTGGTTGCAGTGTAGAAGTTCCTACAGCAGTTGATGCAATTGCAAATTGGTTTCCAACTGTAAACGGTGTTCCTGTGCTTACTACAGTAGATCCTGGTGCTTCGGTTGCACCTAGTGCAATTCTTTCAATAATCAGGAAAGACATAGTAGGAAACAAAGGAGTATTGTAACCAACAGAGTTGTACAGTGCGTATGTGCTGCCTACCGGTATGTTTCTGCCGCCAGTTGTGGGGTCAAGTGCAAAGTTTGCAAAGTTATCGCCTTCGTATGAAGGGCAGTTTTGCTCAACAAATGTGGCCAATGTAGCGTCGTAAACATTAACACTGATGTCCAAACCGTTGTTGGCTGTGCTTAGATTTTGCCAAATAGAACCTGATGGACGACCGGCTTCAGTGTCAGTGGTTCTCCAACGCGGTTGTTGGTAGCTGTAACCTGGGAAATAATCAGGAGCAGCATATTCTCTTGAGGTAATGCCCAGTGCTGATAATAGGGTTGCGCCGCCTGCAGGTCCAGGAATAATAGAAATAATACCGTTGCCGCTGAGTGTACTACCGTCGTTTGTTGCAGTAGAGTCAGCAAAGATGTTTAACTGACCTGATATAACACTTGCAGATACACCAGCAATAGAAGCGCTGTTGATTGCGCCCGATAGACCCGACAGTGTGTTGCTAGGTGAATCTGGCACTGTAACTAGGTTACCATTGATAAACATGTTGTTACCAGCGGTTAGCGTAGCAGGCGCATTTACTCCAACAACAGTTGGCCATGAAGTTTTCCAGTCGTCGCTGCCTACTTGCACCCATAAATTAGAACTGTTTTTGTAGTAGCCAAACACGTTGGAGCCAATCAAAGTGATTGCGTAGTCGCCAATGCTACCAATTGTTTCCAATGGTGTGTTGTCTGCCACAAGGTCTGTGCCGTCGCCGCTTACTACTTCTGCAGTGTCTGTAACAACCAATGGTACTTTGTTAGTAAATGCACTAGTTGTTTGGTTCCACTCAACAATACCCCAGGTTGATGTTGTAGTGTCTACCCAGTAAGAGCCGCTGTTTGGAGCGCCAGTTGGGCGACTCAAACTAGCAGTTAGTTCTGTTAAGTCTACATCGGCACGCTGAATGTACGCACGATTAGTAACACCCAGTGCTGAGTAAGCAGCCAATAGTCCGTACTCGTTGAGTTCGTAACCGTTGATTGGTGTGCCAGTTGTGGTGTTGTAGAAGAATGGAACACCAAAAGTTGCTGCCAAATCACGCTGACTGGTGATGAGATAAGTTTTGTTAGCATTAGCTGCAGTTGTACCTGCTGCCACTGTTAAGCCGTCGGCACTTACTTTGTTTTGTGCTGTTGCAACAATAAAGTAAGGTACTGTGTTGACTGCAGAAGGGATGTATTGACTCTCGTCAATAACTGTTACTTCTACGCCGGGTGATACTAAAGCCATAGTGATTTCCTTTTCAAGTTGTAGATAT